GGTCTAAAAAAAGCAGGTATGAAAATTCCACAAATACCTATTATACAAGATCCTTGGGAACAAATTCAAGACTATACAAAATATTTTGAAAACCCTTGGAATCAAAATGAATCTAAAAAATCAGCAGAATCTACAAATTTATTAATAAATACTATTACGAAAAATATAGGTAAATTAATAGGTACAGATGAAGAAAATTTGGATCTTTGGAAAAGCTAATTATATTTTTATTTCACTCAAAAGTAAAAAAAAATCAATATAAAAAAAAAATCAATATTTTAAATTTTTAAACTGATTCATTTTTTATCTCAGTCTTCACTGCTTAGATCTGGTATATATTTCAATTAAAAAAGATTTTCAAAATATTTAATTTTGTTCTTTTGTAGCAGCTGGTCTTTCATCAAAATTAAATTTTACTATACTTCTATTATTTTCTTCATTTATATCAATATAAGTATATTCATTATAAATATATTCTTTGAATTTAAATGATAAATTTTCTTTATATATTTTTTTCTTTATTAATTTTATATTTCTAATTAATATTAAATTATCAATAAAATTAGTATCTTTATTAAATACTTCTTTTGCCATTTGACACTCATTATCATAAAAATCTCTAAATTTCTTTGGTTTATCTTTTTCATACATACATTGTAATAAATAATTTTCATTTAATTTATAATCTTTTACAAAATCATAATTTTTAATTATATTTTTTTGAATATTTTCTATTATATATATGTCTTTGTATATATATAATTCTATATCTCTATGATTATTATTATTACGAATTGTTCTATTATCAGTAAACAAAATTGAATTTTCATTAAAAGAAATTTTAGGTAATTTGTTTATAATTATATCATTTAATTCTTCTGTTGATTTAATAACTAAATAGTCAATCTTATAATCAGATAGAGTTCTTATTATTTTATCATTTTTAAAGAAATGGTGTAAACCATTATAACTATTTTTTTCATAACGATAAATATTATTAGTTGTTGTATTTGTTTTGTAATATTCTTTTCTTTCGTTTATTCTTATAATATTTGAACACTTTCTCCTTAACAAATGAATATTTTTACTATTGTCTGCATTTTTAACAAATCTTAAAGGCCATTTTTTATGATTAATTTCTTTATTTTGATTTCCATGCCAAACATAAATATTATATTGCCAATTTTCCAATTTATACAATAAATAAATTTCAAATAAATCACCCCAACTACCATCATCATCAAAATGTATATCTTGTTTCATTTCTTTTATATAAGAATTATAACCTTCAAAAAATATATGTCCTTGATATCTTATATTATTAACAGGAATATTTTTTGTATATTTAAATTTTAATTTTTTATCATAATTATCTATAATTTTTTCTCTTTTGTCTAATGATTTTATTTTTAAGTTAATTAATTCTAAATTATTTGTTGCTGTTGCTCTAATAATAGAATTAAATAAACTATTACCTTCTTCTATTTTTTTAGATAAAACTTGAATTGTTGTGGGCTTTTTAAATAAATCTTGATTTGAATCTTCTATATTATTATCATAATTAGATAATTCAAAAGGAATTGAATTATATATATTTGTATAATTATAATTAGTAATATATTTAATTTCTTTTAATTGTTCTTCTAAAAATATTTTGTTTAATTCATCTTGACAATTTCTATCAATTATATTTTTATATTTGAATATTGAATAAAATGTAATATCCTCTTCGTTAAAATCATCTTTAAAATCTTTTATGTTTTTTTTATACATAAAATTATGTGTTGGTCTTTTATTACTCATCATTTTTCCTTTTATAATTTTATGTAAAAACAATTCTACCAATAATTCATCATGTGAAAATTTATAATTTAATTTCGTATAATTTTTTAAATTTGGTTCAGAAGTATAATGTCCTAATAATACTTCTTCTTTTTTTTTAAATAAACCATAATAATCACTTAATTTATAAAATTTATATTCATTCGTGTCTTTATTTTTGTCTTTTATAATATAAAAATAACAGTCATTTCCAAAAAGAATTTCAGATATTTCAATATATGTCAATTTCATCATTTTAAAATTATTATTAAAATAATCTTGTGAAATTTGATATGAATAATGATGTTTTAAAAAATCTATGTGTTTTGTTTTTAATTTGTCACTACACTCTATAGCCTGTAGTTCTTCTGTTTCTTCAAAATCATTAATAAATTTGTCATTAATTTTGTTAATATTAAAATTTATTTTACAATCTAATGCAGCACTTTTAATTACTTTTAATAAATTTTCATTTTTAAATTTTTTTTTAATAGAAATAATCTGTAATTGTAAATCAGTTGTTAATTTTTCTTGTTTATTTTGTAAAAAATCTGTTATTACTGTTTTAAATTGTTTATTTAATTCATTTTCATTATAATTTTTTTTATCACCTAATTCTTCTAGACTATAAAAATGTTTCCAAATTTCCTCTTTCTCGTTAAGTTTTAATTCTGTAAAATCATAATCCTCTTTAAAAATACAAAAATATTCATAAAATCTTACATTTTGTTGTAAAGGATGTAAAGTTATATGTGAATTAATTCTTCTACTTCTACCTAATACCTGTTCTGTTAAAGATCTATTCCAATAAGGCTCATTAATATGAACTTGTCTTATATTTTTTAATGATATTCCTTCAGCTCCTGCTTTTGTTATCATATAAACACAAATATCTTTTCCATACTTATTACTATTTACATATCTAATATTATCTTTTTTTGTTATAGTACCTTCCGCGTCGGAATCGATGTGCACGATATCAATTATTTTTTTGTTATTTACAGTAATTGATTTTATATTTTTTATATTCTTAAAATAATCTTTATAAGTTATTATTTTTCCATCTAAATTCACTGTGCCATCATTTGTTATTATTTTTGTTATTTCATTTACATTATATTCATCTTCATTTATTTTTAATTTATCATCTGTATTTATAAAATAATCTTTTATTGTTTCTCTATGTGATTTTTTAGCAATATCTCCAGACCAAAAACTATATTTTGCTCTAAATGCTTGTTCTTTTGTAAATTCATATGTATTTATATTATCTAAATTTCTTCCAATATTAATTAGTAATTTTTTATTTATAAAATCATCAATCTCTGCAATTCCACTAATATTATGTTTCTTACTTAATGTTATCTCTTTAATCCAATCATCATTTAATTCTCTTTTTTGATTTTCTATTTCTTTTTTTAAATTTCCAAAAAGAAATTTTCTTTTTCTATTTAAAAATTTTTTTAATAATTTTATTTCTTCTATTAGTATTTTATTTCCTTTGTTATTAATTATTTCTTCATATTTATTAATATAATGTTTAAATTTTCTTTTTTTTTCAAAATTATAATAATAAAAATTCTTAGTTAATTTATTTTTAAATTCTAAATCATACTTAAGATTAAAAAAATTCTTTAATTCTTTATCATCATTATCAATTTCTTTCTTTAATAATATATTTTGTTCATAAATTTTTATATTTTTTTTTCTCTTTTCTTTAGTTTCTATAATTTCAAAAATTATTTCCATTGAATTATTTATTTTGACTTCTTTCATTTTAATTTTTTCATTTTTATCAATAAATCTATAAGTATATCCTTTTTCTACTATTAAATTATCTTCATATTCTTCTTCATTTTCTATAACAAATTTTATCTTATTAATTTCTAATTTTATCTTAATTTCAAAAATTATATCAGTGCATCTTGATGTTATCCAAAAGAATTTATCTAATTTTAATCTACATAAACTATCTATATCTATTGTTGATTCTATTATTTCGTCTATTTCATATTTATTATTTTTTTTATTTTTTTTTAAAATTGCATTAAATTCTTCATAACCTTCTGCTTCTAATGCTCTTGAAATAAATTGTGTTCCTTGAAATGACTTAAATTGTGAATAAATTAATGATAACCCTAATGATTTTTTTACATTTCTAACTATTTTTAAAGTTTTTGATGATAACTCATTTAACCAAAAATTTGATTTGGTAGTAGAATCAATACCATGATTATCAATATGATTTTTTTGATTACCCCATTTATAACTATTTTTTTGATTTTTTTTATTTTCTAATAATGTATAACATAATAAAGAATCACTACATTTATCAACAAAATATTTTTTATTTTCTTTTAAGTAAACTTTTAATTCCTTTATTTTTGCTATTTTTTTTAATTGTTCATTAGTTATACTTTTAGTTATATCTTTATATTCTGTTAAAATATTTTCATATATATATTTTTTTTTTGTATCAAGGGGAGTTGATACTGCAGTTGATGATGCAGTTAGTGCAACTGGCGATGTAATATATTGTTTAATTTCTTCATATTTTTCTTGATAATTTTTAAAATAATCTTTTTTATTTTGAAGTTCTTCAATACTGGCATTTATTGCTGTTATTAATTCATACTTATTAGTACAAGAATCACTGTATTTCTTTAAAAAAATTATTATTTTGTTAATTTTTGGCACAATTTCTAATTCTGCCACTTTTGTTGTTATTTCCTTTTTAAATTTAATTTCATCCAACTCATATTCTGAAGCTAAATAATTTATATTTATTAAAAGAGGATCACCTTCATCAGTAATTTTATAGAAATTTAAAAAATTATTATAATCTAATTTAATTAAATTATCTAAACATAAATTTATAATTTTTTTTATATTTATATCATTTAAGTTTAAAAAATCTGTATCAATTAAGTTATAAACATTTGTTTCTGGATCATCTGTAATACTTACTTTGTCTAAAACGCCAAATGCAAGATTTATTGTGTTTTTAATCTTTTTTAATTTTCTTTTATTTGATTTAAATATTTTATCATTTTGAAGATCTATATTTGATTCAACTTCTGTAATTACATTAAAATTAAAAGATAAAAACCAATTATTTAAATTTGTTAATGATACTTCCATTTCTGTTTCGTCTATTATAGGTTTTATAAAATTACAAATTAATCTAGATGCTGTTTTAAAACTGGCTATCTTTTCTTTATTATTATCATCTAACCTATTATTTTTTTGTGCTCTTTTTTCACGTTCTATTTCAGGTATTCTTTTATTTATATAACCAATTGCTTGATAATGAGAAAATTCACAGTAAATTGGATGTGAATATTTTTCACCATATACTTTATTTAAAATTTCTTTTTTTATATTTTTATTAAATAATATATCTGATACAAAAAATTGATTATCATTTTTTGTATAATATTTTTTTAATATTTTTGAATCATGTCCAAATACTTTTGGAAAAATATTTACATTTATTTCTTTTGTATTTATTACATTTATTTCTTTTGTATTTATTATATATTTTTTATTATCTATTATTTCAGCAAATCTTGATACAAGACCATAACTTCTATTTATAACCTCATTATTACCCTCTGGTTGAAAATTTAAAAATAATTTATTTGTTCCTTGTATTAAACCATTATTTTGTAATTTTTCATTTTCATCACTATATTTTGTTAATTTATTTTTTATTATACGAGAAACATCTTCTATTGTATAATTTTTATTTTCAAATTTGTTTTTAAAATCTAAATTAAACTCTGGAAATAAAGAATATTCATATTGATAACTATTTTTTCTAAATAAATTTTCTGGTATATTTTTATCTTCTACTCTATTTTTCAAATCATTAGCTTCTAATGTTTCATGATTTTTAAAAAATTTACTTATTTCATTTTGTTTATCAAAAAATAAAATTATATTATTTTGTTTATCTTTTATACATCTATTCTCATACTTTTGAAAAATTTTAAAATAATTATTTTTTATTAAAGCCTTACTCTTAAAATTAAATTTATATGCTTTTTCATATCCATTAAGTAAATTTAAGATTGTTATCATTTCATAATTTTTATTAGTAACTGGTGTTGCTGATAAGAAAACTAAATTTAAATTTTTAGCAGATAATAAAAAATCATAAATTATTTTTGTAAATGGTTTTTTGTCTTTTATATTAAGTACAGAATTAATAAAATTATGAATTTCATCTATTATAATTAATTTATTGTCAAAAGGATTTATACTTTCCTTTTTACTCCCCTCTCCTTCAATTTCTAAATTTTTTATACTTTTAAATATTTCTTTATCTCTTAATATTTTACTTAAGAAATATCTTATATATATATTTAAATTCTTTTTGATTAAATCATGTTTTTTAATCAATGTTGGGTTCTGGAGAAGATTCTGATATTTTTCCAGTTTATCTAGATTAGATTGTGTTTTGTCTGATTCATTCTCTTTATTTAAAATTATTTTATGAAACATTTTTTTTATTTCTTCATTCTCAAATAATTGAAAATATTTTTTATGATGTTTTAAACAATTATTTAATAAAAATTGATAGGCATTATAATGTACAAATTTGTATTTAACATCCATACAAGTTTTAATTGTAAACTCTATAGCATTTTCTTCATTTTCTTCAAAATTTTCTTGTTTTTTTATAAAATTTGGACAATAAAAAACCACATCATACGTATGATCCTCAAAAAAAATATGTTCATTTTTATTTGAGCCTATAATTATTTTTTTATTTTTTTTATAATTTTTTAATCTTTTAAGAAAATTTTCTATTATTTGATTATTTAATTTTAAATGATTTTTTAAATATTCTAAATATTTCTTTAAATTTTCATCAACGACAAAAACGCGTGTGCCGTCCACATTTTCATTTTTTATTTTAAAATTTAATTTTGTCCAATTAAATTTTTTTTTATAACAATTTTTACCAAATGTTTTAATTTCATCTTTAAAATTTGTTGATAAAGATGCAGGTGTCATTACAATTATTTCTTTTTTTTGAAAACCTTCTGATATCCCTATGCTACAAGCTGTTTTTCCAGAACCTAAACCATGATATAATAATAATCCTCTGTATGGTGAATTATCATTTAAATAATTACAAACTAGTTTTTGATGTCTCCTAAGAGAATAAACATCATATAATTTTTTATTCTCATTCCAATTAAAACTTGGTAATAATTCTTTATATAATTCATTTTCTTTATTAAATGTATTTTCTATAAAATTTTTAAAAATACTTTTTTTTTTTAATATATAATTATCAAGTTTAAGTCTTTTATTAAAATTTTCTTGAGAAAATCCTAAACTATTATGATAAATTTCATCTTCTATTTTATTTTTTTTTAATTTATTAATTAAAATTGAAAATCTACTTATATCAATATTTTTTATATCATGTTTTTTTATATTTTTACTTAATACTTTGTCTTTTACTTTATTTATAATATCATAAAAATTTATATTAATATAATAACATTTATATTTTTTTAATTCTTTATATTTTGTTTTATCATTTAAATTATTCCACTTTTTCAAAATTTCATTAAAATTACTATTACTATTACTATTTTCCAAAAAAAAATTATTGAAATCATCATTTAAAATATATTCTTCTGTTAATTTAATTAAATTATCATTTTTTATTTCTAATATTTCTTGTAATTTTTTTAATAACAAAGTTTCGTTTTTATGTTCAAAATTAGAAATACAAATATAAGAATGTAATTCTAATTGTTTTATATTAAATTCAAAATTATTATTCATTTCTTTTTATTAATAATTAAGAAATTATTTTTCTTTTATAAATTTAGTTTAATTAAAGCATTTTTTGAAGCATTTTGTTCAGCTTGTTTTTTTGTATTACCGCAACCTGTTGCTATTATTTCTAATTTTTTATTTAATACACCAATTGTAAATAATTTTTTATTACTTTTTGTTGTTTCTAATTTTACTACTTTATATTTAGGTGTTATTTGAAAATTATGGTGATAATATTTTAATAATTTATCTTTATAATTTGTATCATTTAAAATTAAGTCTTCAAAATCTACTTCTTTTTCTATTAAATTTATTAAAAAATTTTCACAAATTTGATAACCAAAACCTGAACGTTTACTTATATAACATTTTTTTAAATTTCTTTTATCTAAACTTAATTTTACATTATTAGCATCTATATATAAAGCACCAATAAAAGCTTCAAATAAATCTTCTAATAAATTATCATTTTGTCTCCCATTACATTTTTTTTCTACATGGTTTGATATTACTAAATATTCACCCAAATTTAAAATTTTGGCAAATGTACATAATGCTTTGGTATTTACTAAATTTGTTTTTAATTTTGTCATAAATCCTTCATTTTGACATGGATATCTTTTAAATAAATATGATGTTATAATACATCCAATTATTGAATCACCTAGAAATTCTAATCTTTCATTTGAATCTTTTTGTAATTTTATTTCAATATAATCAATTGATTCTTTTATTTCATCATTATCTTTTATTGTATAAGATTTATGTATGAAAGATTTTTGAAAAAGTCCAAAATTTAAAATTTTATAATTTACTTCATATTTTTTTAATATTTTTTGAATAAAAGCTTGTGATAATTTTTTATTATTTTTATTTAAAATATTATTATTATTATTGTATTCTTGTTTTTCATTAATTTTTTCAAATAAACTAAAATTATTCATTTTTTAATTATTATTTTCAAATCTATTTTTTAATTATCAAATTTTTTTTTTTAAAATATTTTATATATTATATATATATAATATAATATAATATAATATAATGAATTTAATTTTTAATATAAAAGGGGGAAATAAATGCTATTTTTGTTGTAAAAATGGTGTAAACAAAAGAACATGTCCTTGGAATTATGATTTTTGTTTAAAAAAAAGTGAACCTTTTTGGAAGGACCCTATAAATAATAAATTACCAGCTGGTCTTTATGTTACAGATAATGATAAAAAGAGACACGATATTAAATTTACTGATATTAAATCTTTAAAAAAATATATTGAAGATCTTACTGCTAATTTAACTACAATTCAACATTTTATAAATCCAAAAACACTTAATGTTCTTACTTCATTATTAAAGAATACTACATCACCAGAAGATGTTAAAAATCTACTTAACCAACTTGATTTATTAAGAACCTATGCTAAGGAAAAACTAAATAAAAATACTGCATCAAAAACAATAATGTCTTCTAATAAAGATGAAATATTAAAAAAATATGGTATTCAAAGAAAATTTGTTAATAAATTATTTACTTCTCCTCCTAATTCTAAGAAATTGTGTAAATTTCCATTTAAAATTAGAAAACCTGGTTTAAAAAAACCCCAATGGAAATGTTTATGGAAAAATGGAAAAAAATGTGGTAAATATACACCACGAAAATATAAATATTGTGCTACAAAAGTTGATAAGAATAATTTTGCTACAGAAATTGGTATTTGTCCAAGAAGATCAGAGGGTGCTGCTCTTCCTCCTTCTTCTGGTGATGATGATGATGACGATGATGATGATGATGATGATGATGATGACGATGATGATTCCAAAAAAGAAGAGGAAAAGGAGGAGAAGACTGATGATACTGATGATGATGATGATGATGATGATGATGATGATGATGATGATGATGATGATGATGATGATGATGATGATGATGATGATGATGATGATGATGATGATGATGATGATGATGATGATGATGATG